ATTGTCGCTGAGCACACTGTGGATATGTTCGAGCTTGAGGGGCAGCTGCCGGCTCACATGAAATTGGTGTTGAGTGGTCCTCCCCATAAGTTGGTCAATTGGGACTTTGTCAAGCAATTTTGGCCTGAGGATCAATTATTGAATTTCGTGGACCCCGATGAAAGTGTTCAACGTGGTGGGGCTCGTTTGCAATATGATGATCCAATTTATTCAGACGCATACGATTTCAAGCCTTTCATAGATGAAACCGTGGAACCTTTGGTCAGGGAAGGAAATCTGAGGGAAGTTGGGGTTTTGAGTTCCAAGTTACGTACAAGCTTACCAGCTGTTGATTTGCAAGATATTCGAGAGAGGCATGAGTCAGATGTTTGTGAAAGGTACACACGCGAGCTTCAAAATGAGTTGGGTTTTAGTGATCAAGCACCAGATTTACCAATACGTCGTGCTGACGCCACGATCCTTGAGGCTAAAGAGATAAAGCACATGTTTCCCCATTTGAATAAGAGAAATGGCCGAAAGTTGTGGACTGAAATCCAGAAAGCCTTACCACTTAGGGAACGTGTTGGTTATAGTGATCCGATTGCCACAAACTTTGGTTTGGTTCAGAATGCCAAGGACACCGTGAGTTTTTTGGAAGGCGTTCGACAAAGAATCGTTAAGTTGCCGTCTCCTGCCGAAAATTATGCCAATTTAGCTGATGAAGTCCCAATCGGAAATTCAATGTGGGAGGCTTGGTGTCATTATGTTCAATGGAAAGATCCTGTGGCTTTCAATGAGTTGGAGTACTCGGCTGCTATTCAAACTTTCCAGGAGAGGAGGGCTGATAGATCTGCGGCAATGAAGAAAATGAGCTTGCCACGCGCTCAACCTGATTTTGAGGCCATTTTGACAGCTAAAACACAGTGGAAGCTAAAGGAGGAAGTGAGTGGAAAAGCTAAACCGCTTCAACCTTTATTTGTTGCTCCAGATCGGTATCTGTTCAAACTTGGTGCAGTTGGCGTCTACTTGTTGGACAAGTTGTTGGAGCATCTGCCGGACTATGTCTACATTCATGCCAAAAGTTCGATTGACGAGATGCAGTCCCGATTTGTTACTATGTTTTCTGAGGGACCATATGAGATGTCTGATGTTTCTGGAATGGACGCCACCGTGACAGGTCATGCGGTTCAATTGATGGTGCGACTGATGGGTCATTTCAACATTCCGGAGGACCTGATTGAATATTATGTGCAATCAAAGTGTGATTTCAAGACCAAGGCTTATTACTTGAAACTTATGACTTTGACGGGTGAATTGTTCACTTACATGATTAATACAATGAGGACGGGGGCCAAAGAAGCTTTACAATACAATATGCAACCTGGTTGGCCTATGGCTCTCGGCGGAGATGACTTGTTTCGAAGGTCTGGATTGGCTGAGAACCCTGAGTGGTTGTTGATACGCGACAGGTTGAACATTGTTGAAAAACGCGAAGTCAGTGACCGTGGCTCATTTGTGTCTTTTTCCATAGTTCGTGGAGTTTGCTATAAGAATCCAGTTATCCTATATCGTCGATTGATTGGTCACTTGACAAGAGGCAAAGGAAATGAAATAGCTTTGGGGTATTTTGAGATGTTTCAGCGCAATTACAATTTGGGTGAACATTTGTTGTCATACATGACTCCCTTGGAGATTGAGCATCAGAGTGCCGTCAATCGCATCATGTTTAACTTACGTCAATATGGTGTTACCACTCATC